TGTGGGGGGGCAGGTGATCTCAGATATTTGCAACACTGGGTTTAGCGAGACGGATGTGGCACGAATGTGAGTTGTATTAGGGACTTAGTCCGATCATCCACCCTATTTTCGCGCCGATTTTGTGATTCAAGAATTTTGCGCGATTCTGGCCCATTTCGGCTAAAATTTGCAGATAAACTCAGAAATTTAAATCAGTCGATCGGACACATGGCGGTGGAGGCGGCCCAGCCGATCCAGTAGTCGTTGTTTTCGTCGCGATAGATGATTTTTACCCAGTGATCCTGCTGGGCGCTGACGCGCACAGTGACGTATTGCGGGATCACGAATGCCACGCGCGCGTTGTGGGTCGGCGCCTCGCGGGCCGGCACCTCCATATAGCAGGTCTCATATTCAAAATATTCAATCCGGTCGGCCTGAACCGTAGACGTCAGCAAAACGACTACACCTATTATATATAGGGCGATTCTCATACCCCACCTCCTTGAATATCCTGGCATCGCTCAGCCGAGCACGCATATCTGTAACACAACTTTGTACAAGGCATGCTCGGCATTATTACCCCCCCGAGATTCTGCGGTCCCTCCCAGTGCGGCGCTCACCTTCAGCCGGCGGGCCGAGATCCCGCTGGCGCCGCTGCTCCTTGCGGCGGTAATCGCCCACCTTCTCTTTTAATCGCCGGTTCTCTTCACTCAGTTCAGCGATGAGAGATTCCACCTTTTTTACGCGCGCATTGAGGCTGGCTTTGTCGCCCTCGCTCTTTAATGCGGTGTGAAAATCCTCAATATTCTGAATCAGCGCGGCTTTGAAAACTGTGTCGGATGACAGTATCTCAAAGGCCTTGCTCATAACAGACCATTCAGCCCCTTCCAGCTTTGGTTTCCAGCCGCCGTGGGGATCATAGTCTTTCTCATCCTGCTTTGCCTTGCTGTCGGCCGGTGGAGCGGACTGGTAAAGGGTGCGATGCTCGGATGGCAGCTTTTCCTCGATTTGATAGATCGGCTCTTCGCCTGTTTCCAGCCACTCTTTGCGGCATTTAAAAAACGCCACATACCGATTCAGGGTATTTTTGTTAGGTTGAACACGGTCATTCTCATGATTATTGACAGAGAGTTCGTCCAAGAAGGCCATCTCGCCAACCTCTTTTTGAGATAATCCTCTTTTTTCCCGCAAAAACCTCAGCCTTTTTCCGAGTCCTGAATCCGCCATAATTGTGCCGATAAAATGCAACACCAAAATTTTATAAGTGTCGCGCAAAGCGGTGCATAAAAATTAGGTGATGTGTTTTAATAAATTCCAATCAATACAACTATATACGCAGTTTACCCAAAAAACACCAAATTTTTAGGTGTATCACCTAATTTTTTGCTTGACTTAAAAAATTAGGTGTTTTATGGTTGCGGTGTCTACTTGCGATAGCAATCAGCAAAAGGGGTAAAAATGACACCTGATGAAATCGAGTTGGAACTGCATATCCGACGCAAAAGTATCAATATGACCAAAATCGCCAAATCCCTGGACCCGCCCTGCAGCCGCCAAGCTGTTTCACAGGTAATTAAACGTCAAAGCAAATCAATACGGGTCGCGCGAGCAATTGCCGATGCGCTTCACCGGGACGTCAAGTATGTGTTCCCGGAATATTTCATGGACATAGGGAATAAATATACTGCTAAAAGGCGCAGTTGACGTGTCAACCTATAGAACACGGATCCATTAATAGATCAACGGAAAAATGAACAGGGGATTGCGGTATGGACACCGATAAAATCGCAAAGGATTTCAGCAACCGGGCCATGGCCAACGAGATCAAGATCGCCATCCTTTATAAAGAGGAAAACGACGGGGCGGTCAAGCGTATCGCGGCGCTGCTGGGTCTCAAGCGGCGCACGGTCTACGATTACCTGGACGGCAACATCAAGATTAACTGCCGCTTTCTGCACGCGGCGCTCATCGCCACCGACGGCGATCCGGACGTGCGCAAGTTCCTGGAGCCGGAGGGCTGGGAGCTGGTGCGCAGCGCGGCGCCGATCCCGGACAAGACCGTGATCGCCGAGGAGTGCCTGGACGACCTGCCGGCCCTGGCCGAATATCACACCTTGATCAACAACCGAGGCGCCAAGCATTCAGACGTCAAGCGCGCCCTGGAGTCCGTGCAGCGCGAGCTGCATGAAAATTATATACTGTGGTGTCAACATCAAGAGGAGACACATTAATGCCTGTATCCCAGAGCATCAGCGCCAGGGAGATCGCGGCGCTGATCAAAAAAAGCAAATCGACTGTGATCCGCCGTGCCGCGCGCGAGGGCTGGCCCTGCGAGGAGGCCTGCGGGCCGGGCGGCAAGTGCCGGATGTATCTGGTCAGCGGGCTGCCCGAGGATGTGCAGATCCGCATCAACAAGGACCTGGTCCCGGCCGCAGCGCCGCCGGCCGAGCGGCCGGCCGGCGATCCGGCGCTATCCCAGGCCCAGATCGACAAGGCCCTGGCCAAGGCCGACCTGCTGCGGATGTACCTGGCGCAGCTGGCGCGCGCCGGCTGGGGCCGCAAGGAGGCGGCGCGCGAAAAGTTTTTAAGGGCCTACAACAGCGGGCTGGCGTTTACGGAGCTGCACGCCAAGCTCGGGCCGGTCAACGCTAAGACCATCGAGGGCTGGAAAGTCAAGCTACGCAAAAACGGCGGCGACACCCTGAGCCTGGCCGACACGCGCGGCTACTGGCGCAGCGGCCGGCAGGGGCTGAGCGAGGCGCAGCAGGAGATCCTTTTAAAATGCGCCCTGCATCCCAACCGGCCCAAGCTGGCCGAGGTGATCCGGGTGGCCAGGGCGGTGATGGATACCCAGGGCATCGCCAACGGTCACTCGGACGCCACCTACCGGCGCTGGCTCACCGGCTGGAAGTCGGAAAACCATCACATCTGGGTCTGGATCCGCCAAGGAGCCAAGGCCTGGAACGACAAGTGCGCCTATTACATCGAGCGCGACTACTCGCTGATCAACGTGGGCGACATCCTGGTGGCCGACGGGCACGTCCTTAATTTTGAGATCATCAGCCCCTGGACCGGCAAGCCCAAGCGCATGGTGCTGATCCTGTGGCTGGATATGAAAAGTAATTTTCCCCTGGGCTGGGAGATCATGCCCACCGAAAACACCCAGGCGATCGCCGCCGCCCTGCGGCGGGCCATCCTGCGCCTGGGCAAATACCCCAAGGTGGCCTACCTGGACAACGGCAAGGCCTTCGGATCGCGCTTTTTCAAGGGATGCGACCTGGAGCAGGCCGGGTTTGCGGGCCTGTTCGAGCGCCTGGATATCAAGACTATTTTTGCCTGGCCCTACCACGGCCAGAGCAAGACCGTGGAGCGTTTCTTCGGCACCTTCGCCGAGCTGGAGCGCTGGTGCCCGACCTATACCGGCACCTCCATCGAGAAAAAACCGCCGCGCCTCAATCGCGGCGAGAAGATCCACAACCAGGTTTATCACAAGCTGACCCAGGGGCGCGGCATCACCCTGGCCCAGGCCCACCGGGCGATCGCGTCCTGGTTTGATGCGTATGCCGGCCGGCCCCAGAGCGGCCACCTGGACGGCGCCCGGCCGCTGGATGTGTTCAGCGACGGCAAGGGCGAGGGCGTGGACCCGGTCGAGCTGCGCTATTTAATGATGAGCCAGGATGTGCGCCACATCCGGCGCAACGGCATCTATTTTCTGGGCCGCAACTACTACGACCCGGAGCTGTACGGCCGCACGCACCCTGTCACTATCCGCTATGATCTTCAAGATGATTCTGCGATCTGGGTCTTCGACCGCGACGGCGATTTTCTTTGTGAAGCGAGCCAGGTCGACAAGGTGCACCCGGCCGCCAACATCCTGGGCAACGAGCAGGACCGCGAAAAGCTCACCCGCCACATCGCCCACAAAAAATCCCAGGAAAAAGCCGCCAGCGTATCGGCGCGGGATTTTTTGGAGCGCGAGGTCCTGCCCGAGCATCGACGGCAGCTGGCGGCCATCGGCCTAGATGCCCAAGAGGCCCGACCCACGGCCGAGGTCATCCGGCTGCCGGCCAGCTCCAAACAGGTGGAGAGCGAGCTGGCCGAGCTGGCCCGGCTGCACGCCGATGAGCCGACCAGCGAGCCGGCCGAAGAGTACGTGCCCGAGGTGGCCGACGAAACCACGGCCGTGTGGCAGCGCCTGCCGCAGATGGTGGAAATGGACCGTTACGAAAAGCTTTTAGAGCTGGACATACGCGGTGTCCTGATCCCCAGGCAATACCGCGCCTTTATGAACTACTACGAACAGACGCCAGAGTATGCGCGCTACGCCGATCGCTTCGAGGATCACCGGGTGCGCATGGTGATGATGTACCAGCTGGATGATTACAGGACCGGCTGAAACGAAAGGAGAAGCCTATGACACACCTACAGGTAAAACCGGTATTTGTTAAAACCAAGAATGTCCGCAACTTCGAGGTTATGATGGACGGCCTGGAGTTGGGCGCCGGCGAGGGGCGCCTGGGGCTGGTGTACGGCCGGGCGGGCAGGGGCAAAACGCGCACGGCGATCTGGTACAACGCAAACCATGGCTGTATCTACCTGCGCGTGGCCACCATCTGGCGCACCAGCGAGCTGTCCTTTTTGCGGGCGCTGTGCCGCGAGCTGCATATCAACCCGCCGCCGCACCGCAAAGGGACTTGCTACCGCGAGATCATCGACCGGCTGGTCAACGATCCGCGCCCGGTGTTTATCGACGAGATCGAGAAGCTGCCGCGCTCGTTTCTGGACGTGGTGCGCGATCTGACCGATATGACCACCGCCCCGTTTATTTTAATCGGCGAGGAGGAGCTGGTGCCGTACATGCGCCGCAACCGGCGCGTGTGGTCACGCACCTACCGCCAGGTGGAGTACGGACCGATCGGCCTGCCCGAGATTATCTTTTTTGCCAAGGAGACCGCCGGGCTGCAGATGACCCAGGCGGTGGGCCAGATCCTGGAGCAGAGCAGCGGCGGCGATTTTCGGATCATCAAGCGCGACCTGCTGGCCCTGGTTCAGTACGCCGACGCCAACCAGACCAGCGAGGTCACGGTCGAGATGGCGCGCATCGCCGTCAAGGCCGGCCTGACAGGAAAGTAAAATGAAAGAGACCTTTGCAGGCAAAGTGCGGGCCGCCATGCAGGCGCGGCAGAAGGTGGCGGGCGAGTTTACGTTCAAGCAGATCGCCGAGGATCTGGACCTGGTCGTCGGCACGGCCGCCACCGAGCCGCTGAGTAAGACCCTGCGCGATTTTCGCCGCAGGGGCGAGATCGAGCAGATCGGCAAGCGGCGCTATGTCTACCGGGGCCGGGTCCGCAAGCCCGAGATCCAGCGCGTGATGTGGGATGTGCTGCGAGCACAGCGCAAAGCGACCATCGAGGACCTGATGATGATGGCCAGCGCCAGCCGGGATTATGCCCGCCGGTGGCTGCGGATGCTGGAGAAAAAAGAGATCGTTAGCCAGCGCGGCGACAAGTGGGTATTGATAAGCGATCCGGTCGAGATGCCGCGCGACGAGGAAAAGGCCGCCTACAAGCGGCGGTTGTGGCAAAAGAAAAAAGACGCCCTGGCGGCGCTGGACACGGTCGTGGCGCAAATACTGGCGCTGCGCCTGGCCATCAACGATATCCCGGAGCAGTGAAAACAGGAGAATTTTATGCCCAAAACCATGAGCGGCTATGTCGAGGAGATCTGCAGCCTGGTAGACGAGCTGCAAGATGATCGGCACCAGTTCTTTCATACCCTAAACATGAACCTGGCAAGAGAGATGCAGCTTAAATGCGAAGCGCTCCACCTGCGGCTGCAAGTCTACCTGAAAAAATTCGAGCAGCAGGGCGGACACTGCAAGTACATGCTTCTCAAGCCCGATCAGACCTATAACGGCTGTGAGCTGGGGCGCGTGCCGCCGGCGCTGCGAAACGAGCGCGTGCAGGTAAAAAACGGATGATCAGCAAAAAGCAAATCGCCCTGGTGCACGTGGCCAAGCACAAGCTGGGGCTGAGCGAGACCGAGTACCGCGACGTGCTGGGCGGCGTGGGGGCGGCGTCCTCCACCAAGCTGACCGCGCGCACCTTCGAGCAGGTGATGGATCATTTCCGGCGCCTGGGATTTACGCCCCGCCCCGCCGGGGCATCGTCGGGCAAGCCGCCCAGGGCGTCGGTCAAATACGACTCCAAGGAGAAGCTGCTGGGCAAGACTGCGGCGCTGATCGCCGACCTGGGACTGACCTGGGGCTATGTGGACGCCATCGCGCGGCAGATGTTCGGCATCGACTGTGTCAAGTGGTGCAGCGCCCACCAGCTGCACAAGATCGTGGCGGCGCTGTCCTACAAGCAACGAAAGGACAAGGGCTATGTCTACCGATAGCGACCTTAAGCTGTCGAAGCATTTTTGCAGCAACTGGGAAAAGCGGGTGGGCAAACAACCGACCCAGACCGAGATCCTGGAGTTTATGCGTCACTCGGTCAAGGTGCAGCCCTGCCGGGACTTGCGCGAGCAAAAAGGCGGGCGCTTCCGGATGCTGGCCATCTACTGGCACCCGGATCTGGACCTGGTGATCAAGTTTGACAGCATCAACAACGTGGCGGTCACGGTGCTCTCGCGCGACAACCTGATCGCCAGACAACCCCGGCGCAAACAGGCGACCCGCAGGTGGGCCGGCCCCCGGCGCCGCAGGCTGACCAATGGGAGCTATGTTTCTTTATCTGATTAATTTAGTCAGCGAGCATCGCGCCTGGCTGCTGCCGCTGGTGCTGTTCGTCGTGTACGCCCTGGTGGTCTGGCTGCTGCTGCGGATCTTCGAGCCGGCCCAGAAAGAGATCGATGATCGCTGAGACCGACAAGCTGATCGCGCTCAAAGACGCCTTTCGGTGCCAGATCTACCGCTGCACGATGTCGCTGGAGGCCTGCGCCGCGCGCCAGCGCAACGCGGCCGGCGGCAAGGTCAGCCGCTATAAGCCCGGATCGGCCGATTACAACTGTCGCGACTGCGCCCAGGGGCGCGAAAACATCGCGCGGCTAAAGGAGCAAGCCATGGACAGCGAGCAACAGGCCAAAAACATCATCGCGGCGGTCTGCAAGGAGTACAACATCCGGCCGGCGGATCTTGTGGTCAGCGGCAAGCGGGGCAAATACAGCACCGCCCGCCGCAAGATCGTGTATCGTTTTGAGGACGAGATCGGCACGCTGACCCAGGCCAAGATGGCCGAGCTGCTGGGCGTGAACGAGGCGGCAATCTACCAGATCCTGCGCAAGCGCGACAAGGCCCCGGCGCCGGCCGCGCCGGGCGACCTGACCCTGCGCCTCGACTTTACGGGGCACGTGGAGGTGCTGACGGCTATCCGCAGAATAGCGGACCAGGAAGTGCGCACGCCCGAGGGGCAGGTGATCTACTGGCTGAAAAAACATGTACGCGGCAAGGAGGCGGTGAATGGCATCAAATAAAGATCGGCGGTTTTACATCACGGAGCTGAAAAGCGCCGAGTGCCAGTGCGGCCGGCCCAAAAAACCGCACAAATCGCTGTGCTATGGCTGCTATAAGGCCCTGCCGAAGCAGATGCGACGGGACCTGTGGCAGGGCATCGGCGACGGCTACGAGGCGGCCTACGATGCGGCCGTGGCCTGGCTGGGAGATATTTGAGGAGATAAACGTGAATACGCAGCAACATGCCTGTTTTGAAGCTATTTACAACTTCGTTCACGACGAGAGCCTAAACTGCGCCAATCTTATGGGCTATGTTGATATGAGTTTTCCCGACCCGGAGCAGGGCGCGTTTGCCCAGGCGCTGCATCGGGCGGTCAAGCCCTATCTGCAGGCCCGACTTGATCTGGCCGAAGCCATCATGCTCCTGATCCGTCAATTAAGTGCGGATATAGAAGCCGATAAAGGATGACACATGACTAAACGACTGAGCGAACAGGAAAAAGAAAAGCGCAAATCACAGCTGCTGCTGGTGATGACCCAGTGCGTGGGGCGCAGCAACGCTGTCAGCGAGGCGGCCCTGTACGAGCGGGTATTCGGCGAGCGCTGCCTGGATCACGACGCCGCCCGGCCCCTGCGCGGGCTGATCAACGAGCTGCGGCGCGACGGGGTGGCGATCTGCTCCTCCAGCGCCAGCAACGCCGGCGGCTACTGGCTGGCGTCCGCCGGCAGCGAGCTGGAGAACTACTGCAGGCGCCTGCGGGCGCGGGCGCTCAAGGTCCTGCGCACCGAGGCCAAGATCCGCAAGGTGTCCATGGGCGAGCTGTTCGGGCAGATCCAGCTGGATCTCAAGCAAAGCGCATAGCGCATGGCGCAAAGCGAGGTAATGCATGAAAAAAGTACTTTCGCAAAAAGAAGCATACGAGCGGGCCGAGGGGCTGCTGGTCAATATCGCAGCGCTTAAGACCCACCTGGACACGCTGGAAAAGATCACGGCCGACAAGGTGCGGGCGGCGGCCCGGCCGTATCTGGCCCAGGCCAACTACGCCCGGCAGCAGCTCGGGACGGTCGAGCGGGCGCTGGCCAAGCTTAGCAAGGGTCAGAAGGGCGTGTTTTTCCCGGACGACCACGACCGGGTGGACCTAAAAAACGGCGCCCTGCTGTACAAGGTCTTGCGCCCGGTCAAGCGCGTGCGGGGCCTGCTGGCGAAGCTCCAGGCGCGCGGGCTGAAAGATGCCATTAAGACCACGGAGAAAGTCGACTGGGACGCCCTGGAAAAATGGAGCAAAGAGGACCTGGCCGACATCGGCACCGAGCGCAAGAAGGTGGAGCTATACGAGTACGAGTTGAAACGATGACGAAACTGTTAAACGCAAAAGACGGCGCGGCGACTGCCAGGCTGCTGTGCGTGCCCGAGCTGGCGAGCGGGTTTTTCGTGAACGGCGACGGGGAGATCCACCCGCTGGAGTTAAAAGCCAAGACCCTGCGCGAGGTCGGCCGCGATTTTCCGACCCTGCCCTGGAACGGGCATTATCTGGTGTGCAGCCAGCGGCTATACAGAATATATGAATGACCAAGTTAAAACCACCGATCACCGACCCGCGCGACAAGACCTGCGCGCGGTGTCGCGGCTACACATTCAGGCGCCGCCCGCACGGGTGCTGGGCCTTTTGCAGGACCAAACAAAAGTGGTTTGAATATGATGTCGACTTTAAGAGGCGGAAAACCAGCAAGCTGCCGGGGGCGCGAACCTGTGACGACTGGAAGCAGCAATGACCCTGCACACGCAACCGGCGCTGATCACCTGCCCGGCCTGCAAGGGGGCCAAGCTGGTGGCGCGCCGCCAGCCGGACACGCCGAGCGTTTACACCGAGCGGGCGCACCCGCGCGTGCCCTGCGGGGCCTGCAACGGCACCGGCATAAAATGTGCAAAGGGGGCCGACAATGATGGGGGCGGATGCGGTCAAGCTGGTGATGGAGGAGCTGAAGATCGATGAAAACGATCAGCCCTGGCCGCAGGACCCGGCCCAGGGTATGTGCCGCATCCTGGACAGCGCCCAGGAGGCGCTGGAGACGGCGGTCGGCATCGATCTGGGCGAGCAGCAGACGGCGGCCATCAGGCAGCCGGCGGCGCGCATCGGCGCGCGGGTGCTGCGGCTGCTGATGGCGCTGCCGGATTGACCGCGCATGGCGCCCGGCGCTTAGCGCATTACCGAATAATGCCGAGGGGCATGGGAGGCCCCACTTACACGGCAAGGGGGCGGGCAGCGCCCGCCCCCTATGATCAGGGGCAAGGCAGAGACGCCCACTTTTCCGTATATCAACACTGTTAGCCATAGGGGTAGAAATGGATGATGTAATGGATATATGCGAATGCTGTCATAAAGAATTTGGGTTTTCCGGAGAAGACGAAAATGGATTTAACTGTACCTGCGTCCACTGCGGAAACAATACCTATTATCAGAAAACGGCTATCCAGCCGCTTGACTTGGCGGCTGATTTTGCGGCGTCACCAGAGAGAGAGTTTATGTGATGTGGGCGGGGGTGTTTAGGTCCGGAGTCGGGTGCAGCCGGACCCGCCGCAAGTCAGCTAATCGTTAACAAGCTCGAAGAGAAAAGGAGGGACACATGCACAAATACTTTATCACGGCAGCGCTGCTGCTGGTTTTCGGTACATCGGCCTATATGTCGATCAGTGGCCTGGCGGCTGTTTTTGCGGGCGGCGGGCTGGTGGTTATCTGTATGGGGGCCGGCATGGAGCTGGGCAAGCTTTTATCGGTGGTGCACCTGCACCGCAGCTGGCGGCGCCTGGAGCTGGGACCGCGCCTGTTTTTCACGGCCGTGATCGCGGCCCTGACGCTCATTACCACGGCCGAGATCCTGGGCTACCTGACCCAGCGTCACAGCGTGGCCATGCGCGACCTGGCGGCGGTGGAGACGTCCCTGGCCGCGCTGGCCGACGAGGAGCAGGTCTTAAAGGCCGAGATGCGGGTACTGGACGAGACCCTGGCCGGGCTGCCGGCGGGCTACGTGACCCGGCGGCTGAAAGAGCGGCAAAAGGCCGGCTACGGCAAGATGCAGGCCCGGCTGCGGCAGATCGCGGCCGAGCGGGCGGATCTGGCCGCGCGGCAGGTGGCCGAGCAGCGGGCGGCCGGGCCGGTGATCGCCACGGCGCGCATCATGGGCCTGGACGAGGCCCGCGCGATTACGGTTTTCATTATTTTTCTGGTATGCGTGCTGGAGCCGCTGGCTATCGGCCTAGCCGTGGCCGCCTCTGCCGCCTGGACTGCACCCGGAAAGCCGCAGCGGTCCGGCATGAAGAGAATGCGCACCGCCGGCGAAACGGCCAAAGCGGCCGATGCGCCGGCCGACCCGACCGAGTAACAGGGGAGATGCTGGATTATCTCACAGGGGAGGTGCTGGATTATCTTATCATCGTGCCGCTGGTCATCGCGATGATCGGTGCCCTGTGCGTGTTAATCACCGGCATTATGGCCGCCAGGAAGATGGAGGAAGAAAACAATGGTACTGCCCGAACGCGAAAAAGTGGCCGCGCGGGTGCACGCGGCCTGGGTGGAGATTAAGAAAAAGCGAGGGATCGCCTCGCTGCCGTCAGAGTGGGGCGAGGAGCTGATGGTGGATTACGGGCAGCTGTCGGAGCGCGCCAAGGATCTGTATCGGGCCATGGTGCAGACCGTCTATGACGCGATCATCGAACTGGAGGCCGGCGGTGATGGCGCGTAGCGCAGAGCGCACGGCGCTTTGCGCCCTGCGCCGCAAGCGAGGGGCGGGGATGACCGACACCGTTTAAAAGGAGTGCTATGACAGAAAAGAAAAAAAAATTAGCCATCAACGAGAAGTTATATGGTGAGTTGCGCAAGCATTGTGAAAAACTGAATGTGCCGTTGATTGAATATGTTGAGGGGAATTTAGAAACATCAATATATTTTCCTGATGGAATAGAACTTCCGGCATCATATTCACCAAAAGCATTACGTGAAAAAGCGAAAAAAGAGGGCAGCAATGAGGTCTGGGAGACAATTGAACACTTATTTCAAATTGTTGATTGTCAAGGATGTACAGCAGCAATTTGCGCAGTATATCCCATGAGACCAGTAGATTTTAATATGTCTTTTACCTGTCATAAATGTGATAGAGCCTGGGCTGTGGGTTTCAGAAAATTAAAAAATGGATTTTTTGTTGGCTATAAGCGAATTACCAAAGAAGAAGATTTTTATGTGATGCGTATTTTGGGAAATATCAACCGTGATACTGTATAAGCTGACACTGAAAAAGGGCATCAAGCGCTGCGACTGCCTGATGCGCCCCAGGCTGCAGCCATCCGGCTGGCACTGGCCGCACGCTAACTGGATCTGTCCGGTGTGCAAAAAGAGGTACTGGCAGAAAGCGGGCGAGGAGATCACCGCCGAGCGCCCGGCGGTCTGGCCGGGGACAACGGGCGCGGCCAGGTGGCCGTGTGATTTTGCACCGCCCGCCCTGAAAAAAGTGGATACCGCCAGATGAGCAGGGCGCCAAGCGCAAAGCGCCCTGCGCCATGTGACAGGCGCCGGCGGAAGCTGGAGAAGCTGGTCGAATTCCTGGCGGGTTTGACAAAAAAACGCTTTTTCGGTAGGATCGAGATCACCATGCGCGACGGGCATATCGAATGCATCGAGAAGCACGAATGCCTCAAGCCTGACAATTTATAGCCCTGGGGCAGGACGCCCAGGGAACGGCTGAAACCAGGCCGCGATCGGTATCGGAATCACCGGGCCGATCCACTCCGCACGAGGAGATGCGGAGGGGATCGGCCTTTTTTATTTCGGGCGGCAGCCCTAATCGCCGCACCCTGTGCGGCGATTGTGCGGATAAACACAAACAGGGGGGCAAATCAATGAAACCAGGCATCAAATCGACCGAGTTTTACATAACTATCGGGGTTCAGCTGGTTGGAGTCTTAGCGACGCTAGGCGTTTTTACGCCGGATCAGGCCGGCGCGGCTACAAGGGCAGTTGAGCAGATCGCCGGGATCGTGGCCATGCTCGGTGCGGCGTTCGGGTATTCGATCAGCCGAGGGATGGCAAAAAAAGGCCCGGACAACAGCGCCGGTTATTCGACCCTATCAGCGCTAGTTGCAATATTCGCTGCCACGGCTCTAATCCTGGCGCTGAGCGGGTGTTCTTATTTCGATAGGATTTACACCCCGGCACCAGCGGGAAAAGGCGTATGCGATCGGCCTGGCGCCGAGTCATCTATAATTTGTCGAGTCTGCCATGATATGGGGATCGAGCCGGAACAGCTCGACGGCCTGTTATTGGATGCGAGTATGGTGGCCATCATCGCCGACAAAGACATCGACAGGGAAAAAGTCTTGGGATTTATCGATCGGATCGAGTTGTATTTGGAGATATCGGATCTGACGCATCGGATGCTGATCAGGTTTATCGAGGATGAGGCCCAAGCCGAAGCATTATCGATCCTGTTAAGCCGCAAGCTTAAGAATTTCGACATACCGGATGTGATCGGATCTTTTGATAGAAAATTAATCAGGCTGCATCTGTCTAATCAACGGGACCGACTCGGCGGGAAAGAGAGACCCTAAATGGACTCAATGATCAGCTTCGGCCACCTGGCCATGATTCTGAAGACTTACGGCCCCTTCGGGCTGCTGGTGGTGATCTGGTATTTCGACATCCGCCAGATGCGCCAGCTAAACATGAAGTACCGCGACGATATGCAGCGCGTGCTGGCAAAGCACAAGGAGTTCATGCGCGAGATGCGCAGCATGTACGACTCCAACGTGCGGCTGGTGGAGAGCTACGAGGACGTGGCCACCGACCTGAAGGACGTGGTCGTGCTCAACACCCAGGCCATGACCAGCATCGCCAACAAGATCGACCAGAACCAGTTCTGCCCCGCCCAGCGGGTGGATAAAAAGCAAATCGAGGTGGGATAATGAGCGAGCGCCTGAAATTCAAAGGACGGCTGCAGGAGAAAAAGCAGGAAGCGGCCAGGCTCAAGCTGCTGCTGGACGGCGAGCGCGAGGGCCTGCGCGACCTGATCGACCCCATCGAGCCGCTGGAAAACCTGAAAGCCGATGCGATCGCGGCCCAGAGCCTGGAGTTTTCGACCCGGATCATCCGCTACCGCGAGGTACTGAGCGAGATCAAGCTGATCGAGAAAACGCTAAGCGCATAGCGCAGAGCGCCATGCGCCATGCACTGCGCGCCATGCGGCGAACGGAGAGAGCAATATGGGCAAGGAGATACCCTGGGAGACGCGGGTGGCGGCCGAAGAACTTTACATTACCGCCGGGCGCACTTTCGAGCAGACGGCCGAGGCCACCGGGGTGTCGCTGACCCAGCTCAAGCGCTGGGCGGCGGCCGGCGACTGGCGCGAAAAGCGCCGGGAGCACCGCGCGGCGCTGATCGCCATCCGGCGCGACTCGGTGACGCTGAGAAAGCGGCTGATCAAGGCCGCCCTGAACAGCCTGGACCCGCAGCAGGTGTACGCGGCGGCGCGCTTCGAGCAGGTGGCGGCGGCAGCGGCGGCGCGCTACGACGGCACGGCCGAGGTGCCGATGCCGCCGGCGGATATGCAGGCCATCAACACGCCGGCCGATGCGGTCGCGGCCCTGCAGAGCGTGGTCGAGAAAAAAATCAACCTGATGCTGGTCAAGCCCGACGAGGTCAAGCTGACGGCGATCAAAGAGGTCAAGCAATCCCTGGAGCTGATCGACAAGATGCGCGCCAGGTACAAGCTGGAAGACGACGCGCAGGCCCGGCCCGAGGGCCTGAGCGACGCGGCGGCCGAGGAGATCCGGCGCCGCATCCTGGGCATCACCGAAAGCGCATAGCGCCTGGCGCATAGCGCATAGGGAGGGGCAACCCATGAGGCCGACGGCCGGGGAAGAAAAGAGCGGCGAAAAGCCAGCCGGGCAGGAAGTCGACGAGGCCGAATTTTAAAGAATTTAACCACAAAGACACTAAGTAAAAAAAGTACTTCTTTGTGGCTGAAACGTTAACGCTAAGCGCCATGCGCCATGCGCACAGCGCCCTGGAGGGCCGATGGCCTGGACCAAGGAAAACCGCGAGCAACGCACGCCAATGGCGTTTTTGGGCTACCAGTCCAGCTGGGCGGCGGACGAGTCGGAGGTCAAGGTTTGGGAGAAAAGCCGGCGCATCGGCGCATCGTGGTGCGAGGCCGGCGAGGACGCGCTGCTGGCCAGCCGCAAAAACGGCATGGACGTCTGGTACATCGGCTACAACCGCGAGATGGCCCAGGAATTCATCGAGGACGCCGGCGACTGGGCGCGGCACTACCACAAGGCCGCCTCGGCGATCGAGGAGTTCGTGTTCGTCGAGGAGGACCGCGACATTCAGGCCTTTCGCATCCGCTTCGCCAGCGGGTGGAAAATCGTGGCCCTGTCCTCGCGGCCGGCCAACCTGCGCGGCAAGCAGGGCAAGGTGGTCATCGACGAGGCCGCCTTTCACGACGACCTGGCCGGGCTGTTAAAGGCCGGCCTGGCCCTTTTGATGTGGGGCGGGCGCCTGGTGATTTTATCGACCCACAACGGCGATGAGCACCCGTACAACGAGCTGGTGACCGACATCCGGGCCGGCAAGAAAAGCTTTGCCCTGCACCGCACGACCCTGGACGACGCCCTGGACCAGGGCCTGTACCAGCGCATCTGCCTGCGCCTGGGCCGCACCTGGTCCGCCGCCGGCCAGAGGGCCTGGCGCCGGGCGCTGATCGAAAACTACGGCGAGGACGCAAACGAGGAGCTGTTCTGCGTGCCGGCGCGCGGCTCGGGCGTCTACCTGCCGGGGGTGCTGGTGACCGCCTGCATGGCGGCCGACATCCCGGTGCTGCGCTGGGCGCAGAAGAACGAGTTTGCCGAGTGGCCCAAGAAGCACCGCGAGGCCGAGACCGACTACTGGCTCAAGGACCACCTGCGGCCGCTGCTGCAGGCCCTGCCCCTGGAGCAGCCGTGCTACTTCGGCGAGGACTTCGGCCGCAGCGGGGACCTGACGGTGATCCTACCCCTGCAGGAGCAGCCGGGGATCATGTACCGGGCGCCGTTTTGCGTGGAGCTGAGAAACATACCCTTTGAGCAGCAGCGCCAGGTGCTGTTTTACATCGTCAAAAACCTGCCGCGCTTTCGCGGCGGCGCCCTGGACGCGCGCGGCAACGGCGAATACCTGGCCGAGGTGGCCATGCAGGCCTTCGGCAGCCACCGCATCCACCAGGTCAAGCTGACCCAGCCCTGGTACTTGGAGAACATGCCGCCCTATAAAAGCGCTTTCGAGGAGCGCACCATCGTGCTGCCGCGCGATGCCGACATCCTGGACGATCACCGCGCCCTGCGCATGGAGCGGGGCATCGCCAAGGTGCCCGAGACCCACAAGGGCAAAGGCCGCGACGGCGGCCAGCGCCACGGCGATGCGGCCATCGCCGGCTGCCTGGCCTGGTACGCGGCCACCAAGATCGAGGGCATCCCGGCCGCTGCCGGCGGCGTCGATCCGGAGCCGGCCCGGCGCACGGCCGGGGAGCTGGCGGCGCCGGTGGTGCGGGGAGACCGGCAGGGTGAGACGGCGATCGGACGGATTAGAAATTTCGGGATGCGCAAGATCGTGCGGCGGCTGCGGGCGCGTGGCGCATAGCGCAAAGCGCCATGCACTAGGCGCTCTGCGGACAACGGAGGCGAGAATGACTATACGCGAAAAAATTGCGCGCTTTCTGGCGCCGGAGCTGATGGACAGCGGCCAGGTCAAGGACCTGGTCAAGGACGAAGTGCGGGCCGCGCGGGCGGCGCTTCCCATCAATATCGACTACGACCCCAAAAACGAGGGCTACCGGCGCCTGACCAGCGAGGCCGAAGCGGAGTTTAGGCGCGACCTGACGCCCGTCAGCCAGGATCTGATGATCGAGCTGGCGTACTTCCTGTACGACACCAGCGGGCTGGTCAAGCGCTTTGTGCGCGATACCAAAAACTTCGTGCTGGGCGCGGGCGTGAGCTTCGAGGTCGAAAACGATGACGACAGCGCCTGCAAGGATCTGCTGCAGGCGTTCTGGAACGATCCGATCAACAACCTGGACCTGCGCCTGGAAAAGCGGGTGGAGTTTTTGTGTCTGCTGGGCGAGCAGTGCTGGCCGGCGGCGGTCAACCCGCACAACGGCCGGGTGTACCTGAGCTACGTGGATCCGGCCAACATCGATACGGTTTACAAGGCCGCCAGTTTTCCGGAGATCACCGCCGCCGTCAAGCTCAAGGGCAGCGGCGGGCGGCCGGGCCGGATGCTGCCCGCCATCCGGCCCGAGACCGACATCCGCCGCAAAGAATACGGGCGCCTGGTGGGCGAGTGCTTTTTCTTCGATGTCAACAACCCGCCCAACGCCACGCGCGGGCGCAGCGACCTGATCCACCTGTTTGACTTTATCAACGCCTTTGAAGAGGGCCTGTTCGACGAGCTGGACCGGCTCAAGGGCATCCTGTCCTATATCTGGGATGTGACCCTGGAGGGCGCCGACGAAAACCAGATCAAGGCGTTTTTGCAGGACAACCCGCCGCCCAAGGCCAACTCCGTGCGCGCCCACAACGAGCGCGTCAAGTGGGAGGCGGTCTCACCCAACCTGCGTCACAGCGACAGCAAGGCCTTTTTCGATCTGATGAAAACCTACCTGGCGGCCTGCGCCTGCCGGCCCGACTCGTGGCTGGGCGCGGGCGGCAAGGCCTATCAGACCGAGGCCGACCTGATGGGCGAGCCGACCTTCAAGGAGCTGGGCAGCCGCCAGCGCTATGTCAAGTACATCATCGAGAACGTGCTCAAGTTCCAGATCGACCAGGCCGTGATCCACGGCGCCCTGCGCGAAAACGACCAGGCGCCTTTCAAGCCGGTGGTCTCCATGCCCGAGATGCACACCCGCGATCTGAAAAAGATCGTCGACGGGCTGTTCACCCTGGCCCAGGCCCTGATGATCGCCGAAAGCCAGGGCTGGGTCACGGCCGAGAGCGCGGCCGGCCTGTTTGCCGGCGTGGCGGGCCAGACCGGCATCGAGATCGCGGCGGCCGAGCAGATCCGCAAGAGCGCCGGCGAGGCGCAGGTGACAGAGGATTATGCCGCCAGGGAGGCGCTGGTGGCGGAGATCGTGGAAAGGATCGAAGCGGCGCAGCGGGGACGCGGCGAGGCGGAGATCCGGCTGGTGAGCGCATAGCGCATGGCGCAGAGAGGGGAGCGTAAGATGGCTGAGGGCAAAAAGGGCGAGAGCCTGGTGGCCTTTGAGAGCGGGCACTACAAGACCATACGCGGCCAGTGGCGCGGCGACAGCGTGTGGTGCCACTTCAAAAAGGCCGACGGCGGCATGGTGCACCTGAACAAGGACAAGGTCGAGTACATCGAAACCTTTGGCGACACTAAAAAGAAGTGACCACCAAACGCGAGCAGGCATACAACGACATGGTGCGCGGGCTGATCGCGTCGGTCGGCCAACTGCAGGATGCTGAAGTGGCGCGGGCGCGGGGCATCCTGGAGCATATGCGCAGCGAGATCGCCGCCAGGACGGCCGAGACCGACTGGCAGGCGCACGCCATCCCGCAGCTAAAGGCGGCCGTGACGCGGGCGATCGAGACCTTCGAGCGCCAGTACCGCGCCGGGCACGATCCGGCCCTGGCCAATATGTTCGAGGCCGGCATCGACATGGTCGATGCGCCCCTGGCGGCGGCCGGCATCCGGGTGGCGGCGCCCGAGATCTCGCGCACGGCCCTAGAGATCGCCCAGGGCTACAGCGCGGATCTGATCGGCGGGCTTTCAGCCGATGCGATTAAGCAGATCAACGGCGAGATCACCCTGGGGATCATGGGCGGCAAGTCCGTGGGCGACGTGATGCAGGCCATCGGGCGCTCGCTGGATGCGGAGAAAACGCGCATGTACAACATCGCCGCCAGAGCCGAGGCCATCACGCGCACCGAGACCGCCAGGGTGCACTCGGCCGCGCGCCAGGCACGGATCGCGGCCGTGGCCGGCGGGGTGACCGATCCGGCCATCCTGGTGACCAAAAAGTGGATCGCCTCGGGCAAGTTCTACCCGAGGGAAAACCACGCGGCCCTAAACGATGTGCGCGTGCCGCTGGACCAGGATTTTCCGGGCGGGCTGCCCCATCCGCACGCGCCGGGCCTGCCGGCCAAAGAGGTGGTCAACTGCGGCTGCACCCACGTGCTGGATACGCCCGACTGGGACAAGCTGGCCGAAGACTTCGAGCCGGCGCCCATCAGCCTGCGGGCCGCGTACATTGCGCCGCCCAAGCCCAAAAAACAGCGGCGGCGGCCCCGCAAATATCAGCCGGCCAAAAAGCTGGAGCAGGCCCTGGGCTGGATCGAGAAAAATGATCTGGCCGAAAACATCGAGCTGGCCGGCGGGCGCACCTGGGGCGGCAGGCTGGCCAAGTACAAGGCCCTGGCAAAGGCCAACCTGATCCTGGCCGAGGTCGACCGTATGCAGCGCGATTTGAAAATCAAGCTGCCCAAGGTTAAACGGTTTTACATTACCAATTCCCGGCGCGGCGCGGCGCACAGTGTCCTGCCGGCGGACAAGGCCGGCATCACTTTTGCCAATGACTGGGATAGCCGGACCTGGGAAAACATCAGGGCCTGGGAGCAGAAGAGGGGGCGCCCCTGGGACTGGACCGACAAGGAAAGCCACACGGCCAAAAACGTGCGCCACGAGTATGCGCATATCATCGACGGCGACGTGATGCGCAGAAGGGGCCTTAAAGCCGCAAGCCTTACGCGGACCGACGAATGGCACGACCTGCGGAGGGATCTGGCCCGCAAGCATAAGTTCACGGCGCTCACTATCAGCGATTACGCGAAAACGACCGGCCAGGAGTACTTCGCCGAAGCACTGGCGCAATACACCTCGCCGCTTTACGGCAAGGAGCGGGAGCGTTTCCCGAAACCCCTGGAGGACTTTCTCGAAGGGGTGCTCAACGAATACAGGAGTAAATGATGGGCCAGACATTTCCGCCGCATCCGGAGATCTGCATGGTCTGCCGGCATTATGAGGGCGTAGAGTATATCGAGACCGAGCCGGATCTCGAAGGGGACCATATCAACGTGTGCAAAGCGTTTCCGGAGGGCATCCCTGAAGAGATCCTGCTGGGGGAGCACAAGCACCGGCGCCCGTTTAAAGGCGACAACGGCATCCGCTTTGCACCCAAAAGGAAGTAAACCTCAACCATCAGGCAAAGGAGAAGCAATATGGACGAAAAAGAACTCAAGGAACTGGAGAAAAAGCTCGCGGCCCTGCAGGCCACCCTCGACAAGGAAAAGAAAAGCCTGTCCGCCCAGAAAGCGGCCCTGACCCGGCGCGAAAACGAGATCGCCGCGCGCGAGGAGGCCCTGGCCGAGGCGGACGACGCCCCGCAAGCAGAAGCAAAAGAGTTTACTGCGGCCGAGAAAAAGCTGATCGAAGCGGCCGCCAAGGCCTACGGCATCGCCCCCGAGCATGTGGCCGGGTGCAACATCCGCGACGGCAAGGCCGTTATCTGCACCGCCGGCGGCGCCAAGGTGACCTATGCCAAGGGCGACAAGGTCGAGGAGCTGACCGCGATTCAAATTACCGGCGTCAACCCGAGGCCCAAGAAACGTAAACCGCTAACCGGCTAACAGCGCATAGCGCAGAGCGCAGAGGGCAGAGCGCCATGCGCTCTGCGCCAAGCGACGACTGAAAGGAGTAATGATGCCCTACACCATGGAAAACCCGCCCGACTGGCTCAAGCGCCTGCCCAGGGGCGCGGTGCGCATCGGCATCGATGTCTACAACCGCGTGCTGGACGACAGCGGCGACAAAGAGCGCGCGCGCAAGGCGGCCTGGGCCGCCATCAAGGCCAAGTACAAAAAGGACGACGACAAGTGGCGCGCCAAGCAGACGGCGGCCGGACGCGAGCGCCCCGGCATTATCCACTTTCAGGCCGCGCGCCAGGCCGACGACACCGGGCTGGTTTGGGAGGTGGTGCTGATCGCGCCGGGCCTTTCAGCCAGCTGGCCGCGCTTTTACTGGTCCGAAGAGGTGCTGGCGGCGGCGGTCGGCGTGTTTGCCGGCGTGGACATCAACGCCTACGAGCTGACGGCCGACTTTTTCACGCATCTGCCCATCCCGGATATCAACCAGCTGGAGAACGTCAAACGATTTTTAGCGGCCAAGAAAGTCGGCTGGGTCGAGAAGACCTGGTACGAGCCGGGGGTGGGCATCAAGGCCGAGATCCGCTTTGCCAAGTCCCAGGCTTGGCTGCCGGAGATGCTGGCCGACGGCATCGCGGCCGGCAAGGACGACATCCTGGGGCTGTCCATCGACTCGCGCATCAAGGGCGTGGATATTCTGGTGGACGATATGACCGTGGTCTGGGTGACCGAGATCGTCTCCTGCTCGTCCGTGGACGTGGTGACCCATCCGGCGGCCGGCGGCCGCTTTCTGAGGGCCGTCGCGGCCCTGTCCGACAATATCAACCAAGGAGGAAAACCCATGAACTGGAAAGACAGATTAATCGCACTGATCGCGCAGGCCCGAGCGGACCTGCTGGACGGCAAGGACCGGGCCGCGCTCACCGACGAGGAGGTCGTGGCGCTGGCCCAGATGGCTATGGAAGAGCCGCAGAGCGCAAAGCGCAAAGAGCCGGGCAAAAAAGATCCGGCTGATCCGAAGCACGCCGCCCAGGGCCTGAGCCTGGAGCAGGTGCAGGAGAAGATCGCCGAGGCGCTGGCCGGCTACAGGGCCGAGAGCGAGGCCCGCGCGGCCTGCGCCCGGACCCTGGGGACCACCCTGGCGGCCAGCGGGCTGCCCGAGATGGCCGCCGCGCGGGTGCGCAGCCAATTCGACGGCAAGCTCTTCGAGCCGGCCGAGCTGGATGCGGCCGTCAAGGCCGAAAAAGACTACCTGGCCCAGCTGGCCCAGCCTAAGCTGGACCTGCCGGACCAG